TCTTCCGGCGACGTCGGTATTAGCGGCGATATAACTGCCAACGGCGGTTTTGCTCAATTTGGTGTTGCTGACACAACGCCGGGATTGCTTTATCTCTACGGAGGCGCTACAGGTGGAGAAGGTGGAGAGATGAGAATCTATAATAATGCCGATGATGATTCTACATATGACTACTGGCGAGTTGATAGTGATGGATCTGGTAACTTTAGAATAGGTCGAGCGGGTACTACAGACTTTTCAATGAATCTGAGTGGTCAAATCACAGATATGCCACAACTTACTCAGAAGTTAGATATAACCGTAGCTGGTACTTCAAACAGTAGTACAGGTCTTGAAATAAACAGCACTGGAACCAATTTTGAATCTGACACTGGCATGATAGAAGTTACTCATGCAGGATCTGGAACACCTACAGGTGGTTTCTTTTGCAAATTCAATCATGGAGGTTCTACAAAGTTCTCCGTTAAGGGAACTGGACTTGTAGATTCTGTTGGTGTTAATACGGGAGATCTTAATGTCCAGACATCTTCCGGTGGTGGGGGTGACGCAGATATTGAAGGAACACTTTCAAAGGGATCAGGATCATTTAAAATTTCTCATCCTCTCGATGACAAAAAAGATACGCATCACCTTGTCCATAGTTTTATTGAAGGCCCTCAGGCAGATCTAATATATCGCGGAAAAGTAGCCCTTGTAAGTGGTTCTGCTACGATCAATATAGACACACACTCGACTATGACAGAAGGAACCTTTGTTGTTCTATGTCGAGATATTCAAAGTTTCACAACAAATGAAACCGGATGGACTGCCGTGAAATCAAGTGTCTCTGGTAACATTCTCACAATACAAGCTCAAGATTCTTCCTGCACAGATACGATTAGTTGGATGGTTGTCGGTGAAAGACAAGATCCTACGATCTACTCATCATCGATGACTGATGATGAAGGAAGAGTAATTGTAGAAAAACTTAAAGTGGAAAACTCACCATAAAATGACATATACATTCAAAATAAAGAAAATAGCAACTAAACAAGATTCTGCTGAATCCGATCAAATAATTCAATTAATTAATTATGAGATAATTGGAACGAATGATTCCAGTCCTCAAGAGTCAGCATCCTATACGCATACTTACAATTCACAAGATAATTCTCCAGCAGACCAATCGGTATACTCGAATTCTTTAACTGAAAGTGCGATTATTGCATTGGTTAGAGCTCGTTACGACAGCGATGAATATTTTCGAACCAACGTGAATACTTACATTGCGGATAAGATCGCAGAAAACAGACCAATTCAGAGAGTATTTCGTGAAAAGGATTTCCCTTGGACGGAAGAGTAAACATTATAAATAGAGAATATGGCCAAACCCGCAACAAGACAACAACACATCGACTATTGCTTGAGAGCTCTTGGTCATCCAGTGATAGAAATCAATGTGGATGATGATCAACTCGAAGATAGAGTAGACGAATCACTACAGTTCTATCAGGAGTATCATAGTGATGCGATTGTTCGTAATTTGCGAAAGCATGTTCTCACACAGACGGACAAGGATAATAGTTACATCGACATACCAAACTCGTCAAACATCTTTACGATTAATAATGTTTTCACGATTACAACCGCACAATCAGCGACTAGTATTTTCTCGGTAGACTATCAAATACACTTTAACGACATCTTTGATCTTGGAGGATCTTATGGTGGAGTGGTTAATTATGAGATGACAAAACAGTTTATGTCTCTTATTGATCGCAACATCAACGGAATGTACGAGATGATCGAATATTCTCGTCATAAAAATCGTGTTAATTTTCACGCTAATGTTCTCAAAGATTTAGATGTTGGTCAATATGTAATCTTCGATGGATATGAAGCAATCGATCCTGAGACGTTTACAGATGTGTACAACGATATGTTTTTGAAGAAATACACGACTGTTCTCTTTAAGAAACAATGGGGACTCAATCTCATTAAGTTCGAAGGTATGCAACTTCCGGGCGGAGTGACTTTCAATGGAAGACAAATTCTTGATGATGCAAATGCCGAGATCGAAAAAATCGAGGAACAAATGCAATTGAGATATGAAGCTCCTCCACATTTCTTTATAGGATAATATGCCTCGTAACGTATACTTTAGTCAAGGCACTACAGCCGAGAAGAGACTTCACGAAGATCTTGTAATCGAGTCCTTAAAAATCTATGGACATGATTGTTACTATATTCCAAGGAAGATAGTCAACACAAACGCGATCTTCAGTGAGGATGCTTTGTCACAGTTCGGCGATGCGTTTATGATTGAGGCATATGTTGACAACATCGATGGATTTGGTGGAGACGGAGATCTTCTTACTAAGTTCGGTGTTGAGGTGCGAGATCAAATGACTTTGATTATCTCGGATCGTCGATGGCAGGATCTAGTTGGTAGATTTCAATCAACAGATGCAGATTCTCTTCGACCCAAAGAAGGAGATCTCATTTTCTTTCCGATGGTCAATGGTCTCTTTGAGATCTCATTTATCGAAGACGAGAATCCTTTCTATCAACTTCAGGGTCTTCCGACCTTTAGACTTACTTGTGAGCTCTTTGAGTACAACAATCAGGCGATTGATACAGGTGTTGATGAGATCGATGTATTTGAGACAGAGTTCGCAACAAGAACAAAACTTACCTTGGGTGCTGGATCAGGTACTTACAACATAGGAGAAGTCGTTACTCAGGGTCTTGGAGATAAGAGTCCACAGAGTGTCGTCACAGCCGAAGTTGCGGCAGATAGTGATTCTCCTTCTGATGGATCTGGTTTTCTGGTTGTATATAATATTACTACATCTTTTGATTCACCAGAAAGAAGCACAACTCAGTTTGGAATAACAACGGGTAATGTCGGAAATATTATAGGAGCAGATTCAGGTGCTTCGTATGCAATTACCGCAACTGATGGGTTTACTTCTATTGACGATAATGATGAAAATGCTCAGAACGTGGACTTTGAAACAATGGGTAACTCTTTCATTGATTTTAGTGAGTCTAATCCTTTTGGAGAAATCAACGTAACAACTTAAGATGCTTAACGGACAATACTTTTACAATCAAACCATGAAAAAGGCGGTTGCCGTCTTTGGTACAATCTTTAATAATATCAAGATTGTGCGACAGGGTGGTAGTATGGAAAGAGTTCCGTTAGCATATGGCCCAAAGGCAAAGTTCCTTGCTCGTATCAATACCGAAAGAGATCAAGCAGAGAAACAGAGTATTGCAATCAAACTTCCAAGAATGTCGTTTGAGATTACATCAATCTCCTATGACACGACCGCAAAACTTAATCGGATGAACAAAAGAATGTTTCCGGTTAGTGGAAGCAGTGTCAAAAAGACTAGTGTGATGCAAAGTGTTCCATATAAGTTGGGGATGCAGCTGAATATCTTAGCGACAAACCAAGACGACGCTTTACAAATTTTTGAACAGATCCTTCCGTCTTTTACACCCGAGTACACCATCGCGATAAAGAATATGGAGGGCCCTGATACGTCAACCGACGTACCAATCGTTCTCAATGGTGTTTCTTTTTCAGATGAGTATGAAGGATCTTTTGAAACACGAAGAACTTTAATTTACACTCTTGAGTTTGAGATGCGTGTTCGATTCGCCGGAACAACATCCGAAGGTAAGATCATTCGCATCGTCGATACTTACTACTACAGTAAGATGTTGGATACCGACGACAGTCCAAGAATTGATACTTCTAATCCAGTTGGAGAAGAGAATGTAAGAGTCATCGCAGACGACGATGGATCTCCGTTCGATAGTTTAGATAGTCCATTAGATATAACAACAACATTTGGTTTTGATTATGCCTCCCCGTGATAAAAATGATATTGTTGCTGCTTTAGAAAAAAATCTTCCGGTCACTACTAAGATCATCCCCGAAAAGATCAAATCTAATGTTGATCAGGGAGAAATCAACAATGATACAGAGACTGATGTAGATTATTCTCGGCAAAAGATGAAGGAACTGATCGATATGAGTTCCGAAGCAATTCAGAATATGATGGCACTTGCGTCTGAAACTGAACATCCTAGAGCCTTTGAAGTTCTTTCCAACATGATCAAACAGGCATCCGAGATGTCACAGGATCTTGTAAAACTTCAGAAGACGCGAAAGGATATCACTCAATCCAAAGAAGAATCAAATAGAAACACCACAAATAATGCAATCTTTGTAGGCTCAACGAATGAGTTACAAAAGTTTTTGAAGAATCGTGATACTGATGAATGAAGTAGGCGGATACCTTGGTAACGCTTTAGTTAAGAGAGACGGACTTCCACAGGATTATACTCAAGATCAAGTCGATGAGTATATCAAGTGTATGAATGATCCGATCTACTTTGCGGAGAACTATGTCAAGATCATTACCTTGGATAGTGGACTGCAACCCTTCAAACCATATCCTTATCAAAGGGAGATGTTTGAACAGTTCAATGAGAATCGATTCAATCTTGTTCTCGCGTGTCGTCAATCGGGTAAGTCGATCTCTTGTGTGGTCTATATTCTCTGGTACGCAATCTTTAACTCCGAAAAGACTGTTGCGATTCTGGCAAATAAGGGATCTACTGCTCGTGAAATGTTATCGCGTGTTACTCTGGCACTGGAGAATCTTCCCTTCTTTCTTCAGCCAGGATGTAAAGAATTAAACAAAGGATCCTTGCAGTTCTCGAATAACTCTCGTATCATCGCCTCAGCGACATCTGGTAGTTCGATTCGTGGTCTCTCGGTCAATCTTCTTTTTCTTGACGAGTTCGCGTTTGTCGAAAATGCAAATACTTTTTACACTTCGACCTATCCGGTTATCTCATCTGGTAAGGAGAGTAAGGTCATTATTACCTCAACGCAGAACGGAACAGGTACACTCTTCTATCGATTACTTGAAGGTGCGATGCAAGGAACAAACGAGTTTAAAGCCTTTCGAGTAGACTGGTGGGATGTGCCGGGGCGTGACGAGGAATGGAAAAGACAAACCATCGCCAATACGAGCGAAGAACAGTTTAGACAGGAGTATGGTAACGAAGCGATTGGATCGTCTAACACTTTGATCTCTGCAAATGCTCTTCTTGGTTTAAAGAATGAACGACCCAAACAGGTCTATCAGGGTACAAAGATTTATCGTAAGGTGAAAGAAGGTCATCACTATCTGATGATGGTGGATGTCTCAAAGGGAAGAGGACAGGACTATTCGACTTTCAATGTGATTGATATCACCAACGGAGAGTTCGAACAGGTTGCGACTTATCGAGATAATATGATCTCTCCTTTGATCTTTCCGGACATTATCATAAAGATCGCAAAGATGTACAATCAGGCTATGGTTCTGATCGAGAACAATGATGCGGGGCAGGTTGTATGTAATACAGTCTACTACGAATATGAGTATGAAAACACCTTTTTGGAATCATCAGTCAAACGAGGAGGTATCGGAGTGACTATGACAAAAAGGGTCAAGAGGATTGGATGTTCCAATCTCAAAGATCTTATCGAGATGAGCAAACTGAAGATACACGACTCCGAGACTATTCGAGAACTCGCGTCGTTTGAAGTCAGAGGATCAAGTTTTCAGGCAGCTCAGGGAAATCACGACGATCTCGTAATGAATCTCGTTCTCTTTGCGTGGTTTGTTTCTTCGGATGCGTTCGGTAATATCAGTGATATCAATTTAAAAGAGGTTTTGTTCAACCAAAAAATGCAAGAGATCGAGGATGACATCGCCCCATTTGGTGTGATTGACGACGGAACCTCTTATGGAAACTCTGCACATGATCGAATGGTCGAAGCACAGAAAGCGTGGAAGTCTCTGTAAATTTCATTATCTATAAATAGTATCATTGAAAAACACCTTATCATGATCAATACTTATCATTCAACTCAAATAACTGAAAGGAAAAACGCATGGGATTTTTAGTATCACCTGGCGTCGATGTCAACGAAGTTGACTTGACAAATGTTATTCCAGCAGTATCAACTTCTATAGGCGGTATAGTAGGTCATTTTCAATGGGGCCCCGTTGAAGAAGTTGTTAGTGTCGGATCCGAAGTCGAGTTGGTTTCTAATTTTCAGAAACCGAACAACGACAACTATAAACAGTGGTTTCAGGCCGCTGCATTTCTACAATACGCAAACGCATTAAATGTTTATCGTTTCAATGCAACTAGCCTGAATAATGCTAGTACAGATGGCGGAACTTACTTAGTAAAGAACTCCGATAATTGGGAAAGTCAAACCCTTACTTCAAGTCCACAGAATTTCTTCGTCGCCAAATATCCAGGCGCTCTTGGTAATTCTTTGGAAGTATCTGTTCTCACGAGCGGAAACTTCTCTGGTAATTCAAACACAGTTGCAACTGCCGCTGTCGATGGAGCTCCATCAGCTGGTGAAATCCACATAGTCGTTATTGACGAAGATGGTACAATCACAGGAACAGCAAATACTGTCCTTGAAGTTTTCCAAAATCTTACGGCAACAGCCGGAGATAAGAGAGACGATGGAACATCAAAATATTACGTTGATGTCCTTGAAACTCAATCTGCTTGGATTTGGCCTACAGCCGATATTTCCAGCACAACTGACTCAAGTTCAGATGGTTTCAACTATAGTTTGACTGGTGGTTCCGATGGAACAGAACCAACTACTGCTCAACTTCAAGCTGTATACACAACTGCTTTCGGTGATGCCGAAACTTTGGATGTTAATATCTTGATTGGGCCTATCGGTGCAGATACTTCAGAAGTAGGATTCGCGGCTGCAAATGCAGTGATCGCGGTTGCGGCTGCTCGTAAGGATTGTGTTGCGGTTGTTTCACCTCCGACCACTGGTACGGATGGAACTGCTCTTCAATCAACTGTTGCGACAGCTGTTACAAAGACAACCGATTGGTCTGCTGGAGTTACCTCTAGTTCTTACGGAGTCATGACATCCACATGTGTCTATGTATACGACAAGTACAACGATCTTTATCGTTGGATTGGTTCGGCTGGTCGCGTTGCAGGTCTT